CCTCGTCCTCTGGCTCTTCGTACTGACTTGCGAGCCAGGTGAGGTGGGTGAGTATCTCCGAGAGACCCATCGTGCGTGCGTGGGCTTCCTCTCGTTCCTGCACCGTGGTGCTGACGAGCCAGTCTTCGTAGAACTTGTCCCGAGCGGCCTCCAGGGCCTCGTTCAGGACTTCGTCGTCACACAAGGCTCGTGCTCTAAGTGCCTTCTCTTGAACGTCCACAGGCAGGCGCTCCTTATGTTATGGGTGGCGGCGCCGTGGCAGCCGCGAGGGTGTCTTCCCTCTCCTGGGCTGCGAGGTCCGCGTCTTGTCGCTGTCTGTCGGCTTCCGCCGCTGCTTCTAGTACGGCAGCATTGACCCGAGTGGCTCCTTCCATCCTGACGCGCTCCGAGTCGACCGCGAACTTCCGGGCCGTGCTGTCGCGCTCTCTGTCGTCCTTGAGAACCATCTCCTCGCGGTCCAACGCGAGCTGGGCCTGGGCCTTCTGGCCTTCCTGCTGGACCCGCTGAGCTTCGATCTGAACGAGCTGCTCTTCTGGCGAGGGCTGCTGCCCCTGCTCCGCGAGCTGCGCGTCGTGCTGGGCCTGCTCTTCCGGCCCGAAGGGCACGAAGAACTCGTCCGCTGTCGGCCAGCCGGCCAGCTCCACGAGCTTCTGCAACGTGGTGCGGATGCCGCTCCAGTTGACGATGGGCGAACCCTGCTGGTTGAGGGCGTTCTGCTGCTCCAGGATCACCTGAAGGGTCTGGAGCTTGTCTTCGACCAGGCCGGTCCCGAGGGCGACGTTCACCCTCACGTCCATGTCGGCGTCCCACTTGTCCGGGTCCATCGGGACGTACGCGCCACGGAGGCGGACGATCCGCTTCCGGGTGTCGTCCTCGTGGGCCACGAGCATCCGCAGGATACCCTTGTAGAGATCGGCTACTCCGGTCTCCGCGAAGATGCGGGCGATCAGCTCCAGCTGCTGCTGGGCTCCCGCGACGCTGGCCTGGACGGCCGCCTTCGTGGTGGACTGGAGCACGGAGGGGTCGAGCCCCTGCGAAGCCTTCGAGCGGCCCGTGCGGGACTCCTTGACGCTGTCCAGGTAGGCCAGCATCTCCAACGCCTCGCCACCGACCCAACGGTGAGGAACCTCGCGGATCTGGTTCGGGCGCTTGGTCCGAACGATCCGGGAGAGCTTCCGCGACAACATATCCTTCATGTTGACTTCGGACGCCACAACCTCTGTCACAGGGTCGATCGCGGTAGCGAGCGAATCGAGGGAGGCCCGGGCGACGTACGACTGAATCTCTTGGAGATCCATCGTCAGGTCGCTCATGCTCAGACCCACCAACTCGTGGGGCTCTGGCTCCGGGGTGAGGAAGGCGAACGGGATGTCGTCGACCAGCTCGCCCTTGCCGTCACCGTTGGCGATCGTGTAGTCGGTCCCGACGCATCTGAAGAGGCGCAGCTCCGCCACGTCGTCGCCGTCCACGTCGACCCGGCAGTACAACTCAGCGTACTGCGTCAGCTGTGCGGCATCGTCGGCCGCCGGCTGGACCGGGGCTGCTCCGCCGTCGATCTTGCGGGCGTCGCTCGCGTCGCCGGTCAGGTTCTTGTCCATGGCGTCGCCGGCCTTCTCCTCGACGATCTCCGGGTCGATCCCCATGGAGATCAGCATATCGGCTGGCACGTCACGAACGTGACCGATCAGCATGGCGTCGGCCTTGTTCCGGGCGTCCGGGGTCCACAGCATCTCCTCGACGGGCGTGGCCGCGAACTTGGCCCGGCCCTCGCTGGAGATGTAATTCACCGTCACGTTGAAGATTTTCATGCCGTCGGAGTTCTGACCCACCTCCTCCGACTGAATGTCCACGTCCTCGATCCCCTTCTCCATCTCCAGGGCCGCCGTGACGGCGCCCAGCTCTGGGAGGGTGATCCCCTGAAACTCCTCGACCTTCGGCTTCTTGTTGTCTTCCCACCACCACTTCATGACCCCGAGCCGGCGGACCAGAGCGTCCTTGAACCAGCTGTGAAACTCCTGGAAGCCGTTGTTGTCCTCTCGGACGACCAGGTTCACGATGTCGGTCTGCTGCTTGGCGAGGTTGATGTCCTCCGGCCCCCGGCCGATGAACTCGACCACGCGCTCCGGGCCGAAGAAGACGCGGAGCAGCGAGGGCAGGGTCTGACGGATCGCATCCCGGACGACGGTGAGAACGATCTTCGACCGGCCCGCGACCTCGTTCCCGAACGGCTCACCCCTGTAGTACCTGGTGGCCTTCGCCACGAAGGGGTCGAAGTTCTCCTCGCGCCAGTGGCGAGCCTCCTCAGCCATCTCCTGGACGAGATCGTGAATCCCCTCCAGCTCTGACTGGTCGGCGGCAACCTCCGGCTGCTCGTCGATCAGGGTCTCGTCCGCTATGAAATAGGTGTTGTCGTCCACTAGGGCACCCCTACTGATCGGTCAGGAAGGTCCTGATTCCAGGCGGAACCGCCAAAGGCACTGAATCCGCCGGTCAGGACGCTCACGTCCTCTGCGAAGGTGAGCATGAAAGCGTCTGCTAGGTCAGGGCTGCGAAGCCCCCGCTTTCTCATCTCATCTTTGCTCTCAACCTTGATCTTGCCAGTCGACTGGTAGGTGTAACGCGGCTGCGTCAGCTCCTTGGCCAGAATCTCGACCGGGTCCTTGCTGTTCATCGTGGCGGTCGGCAGAGACACGTCCCGGCCGTCAAACCACTCCCTCATCCGCCACCACAGCTCGTCGCGCAGGTTTCTGAACCGGGTGTCGATGCTGGCGGCCTCTCCGACGTTAATTCCGCGGATTGGGAGCCCCAGCTCCGTCAGCCGATCCACCACACCGCCCCCGAGCCCGTTTACGTCAATCAGGATGCAATACGGCCGCTCCGACGGCATCAGCTTGTCGTAGCGGGCCTTTATCCGCCCAGAAGTCTGCATGAGGTCGACGCCTTCCCAGGTGTCGATCGTCATGAGCGATCTGCGGTTCCTGGCGGCTATCGCGTTCCTCGCGGAGCCGAATCGGGCCACGTCGACGCCCCAAACGAACGGGAGCGTCGGCGCGATCTCCATTTCACGGTTCCGGGCGCTCTCGACCAGCTCGAAGGAGATAACGGTGTCGTCATCGCCCTTCGGAAACTCTCCGAGGACCCTGGTGCGGAAAGCGTTGCTCTCCTCGCCGTACCGTTCGGCCATTTCGCGCACGAACTTGGGTCGAACCCGGGTCGACGGGATTCCGTCGGGCCAGTCGACGCTCGCGGCGCGGACGTGGTACCTTTTCCAGCCTTCGAGCTGCTTGTTGAACACGTCGAAGAACAGGCCGGTCGATCTGATCGGGTTTCCGAGCAGAACGGTCGTGGCGTGCTCACCCGACATGGAGCCGGCGCCCGCCTCGAAGATTTTCTCCGGGATTCCCGATGCCTCGTCCCCAATCAGAAGGACGTGCTCGCTGTGAATCCCCTGGAGCGCCTCCGGGGTCTCTGGCCGAGCCGTCCTGGCCGTGAAGAAGCTGTTGGCCGGCGAGGAAATCAGCTCGATCCGGTTTCCGCCCTTCATGAGGTACAGGTCGCGGATCAGCGGGGGCAGTTTGTCGCCCCAGGACAGTACCTCCGTGAAGAGGCCATCGAACAGCTGCCCCTTCGTGGGCGCCGTGGCGATCGTCTTCTGCGGGAAGCGCGTCAGGAGCATCGCCCACACCATCCAGCCCACCACGCACGTCTTACCCGGGCCATGAGCGGAGCGAATGGCTATGGAACGCTCCCCCCGGCCGAAGTCCCGGAGAACCCATTCCTGCCAGTCGTCCGGGGTCGCCCCGAAGACTTCCCGGACGAGCTTCACCGGCCCCCACTCGCCTGCGGCGGGGCCGTATCGGTGAATGAAGTCCAGGAGGACTTTGGTGGGCCGAGGTACGTTACTCACAGGCTTCTCCTCTGTCCGACTCGCTATCCAGCACCCACCCTCGTTCGTATTTCACCAATCCGGCCCGCGACGCTAAAATTACATGGGGCTCGCGGCCCCACCAGATCCTCCCCCCGTCTCGAACCGCTGGTATGCCGTTGGAGGGAAGGAGTTCGTCGTCGCACCGGAGGAACCTCACCTTATGGTGAAGTGAGGAGCCTTATAGCCGAGCACATCGCGGCGTGACCACCCGATGCGTCGTCGATCTCGGCGTAGTCTCCGTAGTTGGTCGGGGCCGAAGTCGCCCCGGTGCCCGCCGCCGAATCCCATCCGGCCCACGCGATCCAGAGCGTGCTGAGTAGGTCGGCGCTCTGCACGGCCATCGTGGCCGACAGATCGTTCGATCCCGAGGTGCCACCGAAAGCGCCTGGGTTCTCTTCGGCGTCCCAGCTTGGATTGA